CAGAATGTCAGCGATTTGCTCCTCTCGCTGTTCCAACAACCTATAAACATATTTTGCGAAGTCTGCAACATCCATCGGACAATTAATATGTGCCGCTGAACTTCTTGCCTGTCAGTGCCGCGCCACAACCACGACCCATGCTAGGTGCGTTGACGGTCATACCAGCCTTGAACTTCTTAACAGACTTGTCTAGCCGTTTGGTGTCGCGCTCCTTAAACAGATCAGATTTTGCAATCTCGGCTGCGTCTTCATCGCCAAACTCTGCTAGTTCTTCTAACTCAATGATCCTTGGCTCTGTGGATGTAACCTCGCCACCGTCATTGAACTTAACTATGCCGCCATCGCCTTTACGAAGCTCTTTGAAATCTTCTCCGGTGATCTTGTCACGAGGCTCTGCCACACGGGCAATCTTCATCTGCTTTTCTGTCAGTGGCATGGCGCCCTCCTACTTCTTTCCAAAGAACTTCGTTGCTGATCTAACGCCAAAGCTGGCCGCTACAATGACACCCAGTGTGTATTGATACCAGTCCGGCATCACCTCCAAAGCTGCAAAACCCTCTGCAACAATGGTTCTGCCCCACTCCCCAGCAAAAGCTAGTATCAGCGGAATTGAGAACAAAATCGTTAGCCACTCGTCCTTCCAAGACGACTGACTGCCCTTCGCCATCAGCTTTTCCCAATCAGCCGTTGACGTTGCGGCAGATACCATCACCTTGGCTTCGGCTTCAGCCTTTGCCTTGGCGACTGCTGACTTGCCGCGTTGCTCTTCTGTTTTTGAGTCCATCCATGACCCAATAAGGCCAGAGACAGGTCCGATAAGTGCTTGTAACATCAATACACCTTTACTTGATCTGGATTCACTTGTCTAGGAACACAGTATGCCGTGACTCGATCTTTGGGGTCCATGTAATCTGCATACCCGTAGTTGCCGTACCTTTTGGACACTTGTTTTGCAAAATGATTGCACTCTGTGATCGAATAGAAATACATATTGCCACTCTCCAGCTTGCGTAAATCACCCGTGCCCAAGTAGACCAAGAGCAAGAAGGCGTCGATCATTTCCGGCTCATCCAAGCGGTAGTGCCCATATATGCGCCGACGATACCGGCACCACTAATATAAAACAAATTACTTATTTCACTTAACGCTTCAATTCGTTCAACTGAAACCCACGGTGTGAACATAGCAGCGGTGAACACTCCCATGCCTATCAGTGTGTACCTAGCCATACGAAGCTGTGCCAAACTCTTACGCAGGTCACGTTCTGTTTCTCGTATCTCTTTAGCGTGTTCGAGTTCTTCGTCAGTTATTTCACCGTCACCGTCTAGATCATACTTGGCATATTCAGTGTCTTCTTGAAACTTCTTGCTCACTTCTGACTCTCCCGTATCTCCTTGAGAGTTTCTTGTATTGTCCGGTCTCTACGAGCGTTGGGATCGTACTTGCATTGATATTCATTAGGAATGAACTCTCCATAAGAAAAAAACATAGATTCAATCGTGTTATTCTGACCTTTGAAAACACAGACCATCTGTTTGTCTTCAAGTTTCTCACACTTGACCTTACGGCAGACTGTCATTTGTTCTGCCGCTTGTGCTGTGTGAGCTTTGAGAAGTAAGACAAATGCAGTCAACACGGCAATGCCAACGCTGATCATGATAATCCATGCCATGATCTCTATAAACTTTTGACGCTTTTCACGCTGTGCATAGATCGCGTCTTGGCGCCTTTTACGAATTTGGCCTTCCATGCGAACCAAATCATCCCAAGCAGACTTGCCTAGTGTCAGGCCGATCCACTGTTTAAGCTCGTCACGCTGTGCTGCAGCCTTTCGTTTCGCCGCAAAGGCTTCCATAGCTTCTTGTTCGACAGTCTTACCTGCGAACAGCTTCTTAAATATGGGAGGATTCTTGGCTTCTTTTTCGGCTTGGTCTAGGTCGGATAACGCACCCATCCAACGCGAAAGGTCGGATACCATCGACTCGATGTCCCGTCCTATCGCAAATCCTTTTTTGATGGCTCCAAATGCCGCCGTAGCGGTAGCCATAGCACTTACTGGATCCAATTACCCTCTACGCATCGCCAACTCACGCTGGGTCTGGATGCGTTCCCTATTCACATCTGCCCTGTCTTCTGCGATCTCCTCTTGGAGTTCGATTCGCGCTGCGTCAGTAGTGGCTCTCTGCTGGAGCTTCTGGCGTTCCAAATCAAGTTCTGCCGCGTCTTGTTGCGCTCTGCGCTGAGACTCAGCTGCCTTGATAGCAAGTTCTTGCTGCCGGATTGCAACAAGCGGATCTTCTCCACCTTCTGCCGGTGCAAGCATCTGAATGATTTCCTGAGTAAACTGTGCTTCTAGTCTTGCGACTTCGGCTTCAACCATCTCTTCAGTCATCGCAGATGCTGCTTGCATTTGTTGTTGCGCCATCATCGGGTCTACTGCACCCATTTGAGCGGCCAATGCCATTTGCTGCGCCTGCGCTTGCTGTTCTTGGACTTGAGCCATCACAGTCAAACGTGCCTTCATGGATATATGATCCTGAAGATGCCCCATGAATATAGCATAAATATTAGGAGAAGTGGAGACCAACGGCAGTTTCATGAACGCAATATGAGTCATGATGTGTGCATCATGGTCCTGTTGCTGGAACGCCGTTAGTAGTTCGCCCTGCATCCCCTTTGCATTCTCAATGCTGGGACTCGTGGGTTGCGGCTCTTTCTTGGCAGGCAGAATCTCATCAATGTTCTGCACCTCAAGAGCCTGATACATACGCTTGTATGCCTCATGCAAATTGTGAATCTGCGGATTGGACTGCGCCAACTGTAGCTGTGTTTGCGCCAGTGTGACGCGCTGTGCCATCGAAAAGATGTTCGGGTCCGACACTGGGATGACATCTACGCGCCCATCAAAGTCCTGTGACTTTATCTCTGAGGGTGCTCCGGCTACCTCATACGGATAACTTGAAGGGAGATTTTCCGCGAAGATTCTAGCGAGGAGCCGGAACTCTGTTTTCTGCGCGTAGTGCAAGCGTTTGTGGATGGCCGACATGACCTTCATACCACGCTCAAGCAACGCCACAGTTGTGCCCACAGGCATGTCACCGCTCGTTGCACCATCGCTGAGTTGTTGATCAGCGATAGATACAAAGCGGCGCCCACCTTCAATCAAAGATGCCAATAACTGCGCTAGCGTGCCGGACGGCTCTTTGAACGGAAGCGGGATGATCGAGTTACGGATGTCACCACCAGGTGCATCAATGTCCCTGAACTCACCCGGCGACAAAGGCTCATCATCGTTACGGATGCGTATGCCTCGTGCCTTGAAACCAGATGGCAAGTTCGCCAGCGTACCAGAGTCGATCAACTGACGAAGTATGCTCGTAGCTGCACGGCCAAGGCCGCCGATCATATGAATCAGGCCGAAGCCATAGAAACCCAGACCGGGCAAGAACTTGTAGTGCACAAAATACTGCCGCTTGCGCTTCAACGGATCTTGCTGATCGTAGTTGCGCGTTACGGACAAGATCTCCCCAGATCCATGATCAAGCGTTACGATGTACGGTAGCTTGATCCCCGTTGGCTCTCCTGACGGACCCATGTCTTCAAAGCCTTCAAGGTCCATCTCAACGTGCATCTCCAAAATGGTATGCACATCGTCTGTATATCCTTTACTGACGCCCTCAATCTGATTCACCTTTTCACGAACCGGATCGTCACTCTCATCACTTGTAGACACCTCTACATCGCGATAGATACCAGCGACTTGCATCTTGCGGACCTGATTGGCGTCCATCCGCAAAACATGCGTCACTCGTGGAGCTGTGTTCAGATCGGTGGCCGAGTATGGCACCACCAGATCCTCTGACGGCACAAACGCCGATACCGCACGGTTTTTGGTGGGGTCAAAGTATACCTTTTTGAACGTGGATCCAGATAGCGGCAGATAGAACAGCATCTGATCCGTGTCAGGATCAAACTCCTCCATGACCTCAGTGACCTGATAGTTCATGAAGTTCTTGACGCGACTAGCCTGTGCCTCCTTCTCCATGGTCTTGGAACCCAAGACTTGCGTCTTGACCGGACCACCGGCAGGCAGAAGTTCTTTGTACGCTTGTGCTTGAAACTGCGTTACGGACTCGGCAATCAGCGGATGCGTTACACCAGTAGCGCCATCAAACGGCTGAGTGCGTTCCTCATACTTGATGCCCAGAAGATCAAGACCCTTGGTGTAAGATTGCTCCCAATCTTGCCTTGAGTCCATATCCTCTTCATACATCTCACGAAGTTCACTGGATATCTCTCCCAGCGTAGACTCATCCAAGATTTCAGCGAGGTTGGCGTTGTGATCATACACCGCCGCCTCTACTTCAATGCCTTCCTCCACCCCACCCATGAGCGCCTGAACGATAGCACCACCGTCAACATCTTGTAGAATCTCGGCACCACCGGCAAAATCTTCTACCTGAGGTACATCTACTTCAATGCCTTCCGGCGCCTCGATGCCAGAGTCGGTCAAACTGCCCATGGGTCTCGGAGGTAACGCCATTAGAAATGCCCCTTAAAATTACTTGTCAAAACCCTGCCACCATTTCGGAAGCCTTGTTCCTTCTTAACTCGGTCTATTGCCTCATTGAGTGACTCAACCTTGCCACCCTCGGCGTAACTCTTGCCCGGTAACGGTGTCCCAGGATAGCGACCAAGTCCTAAATCAAACTCAAAATCAATGATATCGGCAACCGTATCGTCGTCGTATCCAGAACGCTCAAGCTGCCGCTTGCGATTAGACTTCGCCTTCGGCGTCAGAAACTTGGAACCGTGATACTTCTTTGTCACTAAAAGCTACCTTTGAAGTTACCCAGAGAAACTTGACCGCCGTTGCGGAACTCCTCTCTATACTCGTATGCACCTCTTTCACGCATAGTCGCACCTTTTGCAGCGTCAGATTTTTTAGCGGCCTTTTTAAGAGCACGTTTTGTTTTTTTATCCGTGGGTCCAAACTTCTCGTTGTGTTCTTTACGAGCTTTCTTTTCTGCTTTGCCTTGCTCTGAGCGTTTGTAACGTAGAGCATCCATGTTTTCTCTTATAGCTTTGCCTGCGCCCATTAGTAATACTCCCGTTTCTTTGGATACCAATCAGAGTTATCGTTCTCACCCTCAAGCTCGATGAACCCACCCTGCCGGAAACGAATCAAAGCCATCGTCATGCTATCGACAAAGTCGTCATGCTCCCCGTGTGGGAACGCAAGACACTCCTCAATAACTTCCTCCGAGAACTTTTGTTCCGGCGCCCACACCATCCCCGCCTCAAACAGCGGTGCTACCGTGTGCATACGGGTGATCTTATCACGACCCTTGCTTGGTGTATAGTTCATGACCGGAATGCCAGCGGCGCGTAGCTCGTCCGTCAATGGCTGGCCCGACGCCTTCGCCTCAATAATGACCATATCAGGTTCCCAATACTCATACTCTTCTCCTGCCACCTCTTTAAGTTCAGGGAAGTTCCAACGACCACGACGAGCATCCATAAGAAGGATATTATCGGCACCGGTATCTTCATTGGTAAAGATCCCCCACGTTGTTATGGCAGAGTAGTCGGCACTCTCCTTCTTGCTGAACGCCGTGTCATACGCCTGAATGATGTACTTCACAGGTGGGATGTTCTTCTTTTCCCACATCTGCCACCACTCCTTCTTGACGATGGCGCCCTCTTCGGCAGTCGGGTTTTGCTGCCACTGCGCGTTCCACTTGGCTAAAGGCAGTGATGCCTTGACCTTAACAAGGTCATCCTTGTTCCAAAACTCCGGCCAGAGCGGTTTGTCGGACGGAAGTATGGCCGGGAACTCCACAACCTCCCATTCGTCCGCCATTTGATCAGAACCCTGCATTTTTATGACTTGGCCGGTCAAATCCTTCATGCCCCAGCGCGTCATGACGATAATTATCGCCCCACCAGGCTGCAAACGCTGTCTTGGACCGGATGTATACCACTCAAAGGCGTGATCGAAGGCCGTACTGGACAATGCGTCTTGTTCAGAGTGCGGATCGTCAATAATTAACAAGTCTGCACCGCGTCCGGTCATCGCTGCGCCCACTCCGGCGGCAAAATACTCGCCTCCAGCCGAAGTTCCCCACCTTCCGGCGGCTTTATCGTCCGCTTTTAGGCCCGTATCGGGAAAAATGGTGTGAAAATCGGGTGTGTCGATCAAATCACGCACTTTTCTGCCGAATCTGACCGCCAATTCGGTGTTATGAGTAGCCTGAATGATCTTTAGCTTCGGATTTCGCCCCAAAAACCACGCTGGCATCAAATATGAAGCAAATTCTGACTTAGAATGACGCGGGGGCATGTTCACAATGAGCCTTTTTAGCTCACCACGCGCTACTTTCTCCAGTTTTTCCGCGATAATTCGGTGATGACGGCCCTCAATGAAGCCGTCATAGACATGATGAACAAACGGCATGAACTGATCACGCGCCTTTTCGCGGATCGAAAGCCGTACTTGTTGATTCTGAAGGGCATATATCTCCTTGAGAACCTCTTCAGGTACTGTATCAAACCTGCCTGCCAAGTGCCGCCCCCGTTGGAGACAGTGCCTGAATGCCTTGTGCCGGTGGATTGATCCCAACCGGCGGTGACGGTTGAAGCACAAACGGATTGATCGGACCAACGGGTGTCGCCACCGTCGTCGGTTGGAACACCGTAGGCAGTCCCGTGGTCGGATTGATCTGGAAATCAGAGCCTGGAGGATCAGGCGGTTGAGTCAAATCATCTACAGGCTGACACACACCATTAACAAGCTGATACCCAGCAGGACACGGATCATTCGGCGCTTTTGCAGTCACCGGTTCATCGCTACTGGTGTCCGCCGGTGCGTTGGGATTGTCCAGCCCCGTGTAGGTCGAGATCGGCGTCGTGCCCAAAAACGGCAAATCAACGAAGTTCGTGCCCGTGGCACCGCGAATACGGAAACCCTCCGGTGCAGATGGATCATAGTTGGGCACCCCACCCTCACCGATGACACTGGCAATCCGGCGACCTGTAAAACCGCGATTCGCAAGATTCGCCAACTCAGCATCAAACTGAGCCTGCCCTCCAGGCAACGAAGAAAGATTCTCAAAAAAGTCACGTTGTGCGTTTGTCTTGAAACGATCTGGCGGAGGTGTGGGAACCGAGATGCCACCAACTTGTGTAGGATCTACCCGCTGCATCGGATCGCCTGTAGGCATAGGCGCCGTGCCTGTTTGAAGTAGAGGATCAGTTCCCCGTGCTCTAGCTTCCTGATCCAAGGCAAATTGTTCCATTGGAGTAACGGACAAAACGTCCGCTCTTGGATCAACTATGGCTGACTGTGAAGCAGGAGTCGTGGTCCCAGAACCACCAATGGGCGGCTGTGCAACCGCCTGCGCTGCACGCTGTTCCTGAATCACATCGTCAGGACCGCGCAAAACAGCCGCCGCAGTGGCGGCTTCGGGCAAGGATTGAATGCCTACCGGCACAAGCGCCTGACGAGCAGGTGCCGCAAACGGATTCGGCGCAGTCATGTCCACGCGCCCCGCACCAGCCAAACCAAGTTCTTCACGCGCTTCTACATCCGCTAAATCCTGACGAGCACCTTCGTCGCCTAACGTGGCGCGATTACGAAGCTCCTGTAATATGCTCTGCCGCTCTTCTTGCGAAGTGCGCGCAGATAACATTTTATTTGTTAGAAGTGTGTTATTCGTACCGCTGTATGGCGAGGTCCGTAACGCTTCTGCAATCGCGTCACGAGGATTCGGCGACGGCAAAGTCATGAGTTGCATCTCTGGACCCATGACCGGTGGAGCACGAACTCCAGCTACCTCCGCCGCACGAAAATCCTCTGCCGCTTGCGCGTCTTGCGCGTTAAGAAAATCTAGAAGCTGAGAATCAAAGTTTGGTGGAGCAACTTGCGGTGCCGCACCAGCACCAAGATCCGTGGTAAACCCGCCAATAAGATCAGACGCAAACTGTGCACGCTGTTGATCCTGAGTTATGCGCTCAAACTCAAGCGCGTCCTGCGCCGCCTCATTGACAAGGTTGCGTCCACTATCCGTCAGGTTGCCCTGACGATTCACGGCACTCGGATCGTAACTGTCTAAAATGCCTCTTACAGCTTGCTGTGCCGCCGTGCCGCCGCCACCAGCATTCCGCGCCGCATCAGCCGCCGCTACCGCAGCCGTGGTTTGCTGGCTCGTGGCACCCTGAAGCGCGTCAAAGTTCGCGCCCCTACCACCTTGCCCATCCGTGAAACCAATCTGCTGGTCCTTGGACGTACTGCCAGTCTTCGATACACCGTCTACACCAAATATGGTGCCCTGCGGTTCGTTGTCTGATTCGTTGCCGCCGCCGCCAGTGCTTTCACCCATGCTTCAATCTCCACGCATTGCCCTGCCTACCGTCAGGACGTTTCCAATACGCCACATCGTGATCCGTGACATCACTCAAGAATCGGCGCATGTCTCTCGCAATATACAATACACTATCCACCGCAACCATGTCCATGACCCACAACTGATCGCCACCAGCCCGTGCAAACACATCACGACCACTGTACTTCCGCGTCTCCGCCTCCTCAAAAGTCATGTAACACCAAGTGCAAAACCCAACCAAAAACCCCTCACGCATGTAATAGCGCACTTTGCCATGCTCGATGGCAGGAATGAACCGAAAGCCAAGATCCCTGATTCGCTGGTCCCTGTACCAAGGCGCACTGTCCAACAACACACACATTCGACCAAACATCTCAAATGAATTTACATCAGAATTTTTTTCCACGCCCAGGGACTCCTTTAGGTATTCGTACAATTAATTTGTGGATCTTGCAACCGGTGCCTAGGTCGAACAGAAAAACATGAGAATGAATCTACCCATCTAGGGTGGGTGGGTGGGCGCGCGCAGCGCCCCGTCTTGTCAAGGGGGTTGGGGCGTCAGTAATTTGACATGTTGCCCGATATTGTCCCAAGTAACCCGTCATATTATTGACAAATAATATGTATTTTATTTGTTATTAAGTGTTGCATGTAGTCCCATATTTAATTAATGTCTAAGGACATTAACGGCAACCAATACCTGCCGTTCGTTGTTTCTCATCGTTAAACTAACCTAGTCTATTGGAGGACTATTATGACTTTGTTTCCTAGAAAGCATAAGTTCCACGAGTTGAACATCCGCGAACAATACGAGTTCGCAAAGGAAATGCGCAATGCGTGGTCAAAGATTGCCAACGACACGTTGAAAGACGCAGAGCGTGACGGCCACGTCACGCGACACGTCGTTGGTGAAACCCTCGTCAAAGCCTTCACCAGAAGGAAGTACGAGGAAGAATGGCACGGCGATTTAGCTTAATCGTCACAACCTAGCCGCCGGCATCGTGCCGGCGGCGCTTTTTGGAGGACTACAAAATGACTAGAAAAAACCCTTTTGGTAAATCGGTCTCTATCGAAAAATTTCTGGTAGGAGATCAACAGCCATATGCCGTTTATCAGGCATCATCGTATGATCTAGGCGTCATCACTGTCGCCATTTTGAAGACATACAAGAAGCCAGATAACTGCAAAAAGGATCAGTATTCACGCTGGTTTACGGCTTCAAAATCAGATGCCACCTACGGGTCATGGGATTATGGCGATCAATACGCTGATATGATCACCAATAATTTCATGCTGATTGAGTGCACGCCAGAATGGAAAGCGGCATATCATGCGTAGTGTCAAATATGGCATGGGGCTAGCAGGATTATTCCTGCTAGTCTCCGCCCATATGATCTTCGGACTGGCGACGCCGCTCGATGATCTAGGCCATCAGGTCATGCGACTAGCCATGATCCTACATGCTGGCGCAGCCTTCTACTGCGCCATCTTACTTCACATCATGAGAAGGAAACGGTAATGCAATATTTTGAATTGCGACTAACGCTGATGAATGGCATGGACATTTTCATCAGAGACCATCAATTCGTTGTTCATGTCGAAGAACGAAAGCGTCACGTTAAGACGCTAGGCGACATTGAAAAGCCGGAAGCGTATTACGCGGCGGCGGTTAATGGCTATGCCGTCATGGAAAGCTACGACGAAGTCATCGCCATGTTGAACGACCAAAAGTAAAGGGAAGCCGGCGCAAGCCGGCTTCTTTTTTGCCTAGATTTTGGATGCTATAGTCTTACGCCTATAGCAGAGGCGGCGCCGGCCTAGCCTCTGCCATCACCGATCCCAAAACCCGAACCCGAAACCCGAACCCGACCCGAACCCGACCCGAAAACCATTCCCAGTCCCGACCCGACTAGGATTTCGTTTGTTTTTTTCTTGTGCCCGAAGGGCATGTGTGTATACTCAGATTGTGGAGTCGCGATGACCGCCGACCAGTGATGCGAACAGCACTCCACATTTCTTAACCTGTCTATGGAGGACAAAAATGGAAGTAACAATAATCGCAGATAACGGACACGCATGGGGCATCGTATCAGTAGAACAGCTCAAGGCAGCGCGCCTGTCTATTGATGACATTAGCGATTTCTCATACAAGACGCCTAATGGTGAGATACTAGCATTGGAGGAAGATTGCGATCTTCCAAAGTATCTAAACAAATTGGAAAGTATGGGCACGACATTTAGTCTTCGTGACAATTACATTCCAGATGAGGATCATCCAGATAATCCTAGGACATGGCCTAGGATTAGATAGTTCCTCCATAGGACGGAAAGGGCGGCAGAGATGTCGCCCTTTTTGTTTGTGTTTAGTTTGTTATTCGATATAATGAGGACATCAATAACAGTCTAATGGAGGACTAAAATGAGCAATGGCTCTTTTGAAGACTACTACAAGCAGTTGGTAGGCTGGACAATCACAGCCTATCGCGAAGAGGAAGATGAGTTTGGGGGAGACCCAATGCCCATTTTCACTCTTACCAAACCAAAATTTGCACCATTGGAAATGGTCATCTTGTGTGACCCAGAAGGCAATGGTGCTGGTTTCGCGGACTACTATCATCCAGAGGAGGACAAGAAACATGCCTAATTGGTGTCAGAATGTAATCTATGTGTCTCATGCAGACAAAAACAAGATGGTGGCGTTGAAAGACGCCATCCTCAATGGCGAGATGTGCGCCCACATCAAACCCATGCCGGATGCGCTGAAGGGCATTACGTCTGGCGCGACTACCATTGATGGGGAAAGCCATCGTTTGTGGCGCAATAATGAGGACGGTAAAGCCATCGCCATCCCCCAAAAGGAGTTAGACCAGCTCCGCGTCGATTACGGCACGGCATCTTGGTATGATTGGTGCTGTGATAATTGGGGGACGAAATGGGATGTCTGTCAGCCATGGGATTCAGATGAAATCTATGATGCGGACGATGGTAAAGGCACATATGTGTTCAAATTTGATACCGCATGGTCGCCACCAATCCCTGTATATGACGAGATGATCAAACAAGGATTCAATCTGGTCGCCCATTATGTGGAATATGGTTGCGGATACCATGGCGAGTATTCCAAAGATGGGCATTACTATCACAACGAAATACAGGATGGGGATGAGATTGACGAGCATCTTCAATCTGAATACGCCTAATGATGGGGAGCGCGGCAGGTGTCGCGCTCCTTCCTTCTGACTGGTGACCAGTCTCGAGACCCTTCCATTAGTTATTAGTCGTAGTCCTCCAGCTACGGACGGCGCCCTGGGCCATGCCCAGGGCGTTTTTTATTAGTCCCGAATCCCGAACCCGAAAGGCTGCGCCCCGAACCCTGGTCGCCTGCCTAGTCCCGAACCCGAATATATACGTTTGTTTTTTGCTTGTTCCTGGTGTACAATTTAATTGTTCATATGGAGGATTAATCATGCGTATATCAAACGGGAGCGGAAAACTGCAAGACATCCGCTCATTAAACACGAACACGTTAACCAATGAGTTTTGCAAAGCCATGTATAACTCAAGCGCGGATGATATCATCTGCCGGAAATGCTATTCCATGAATATGTTGAACGGACTCCGCAAGAATTGCGCTCCGTCATGGCAGGAAAACAGCGACATTCTTTCCGGTGGTTTGATTCCGCCACACATGTTGCCGACAATCTTAGATGCGTTTTTCCGCTTCTCATCTCATGGTGAGCTGATCAACATGACCATGTTGGAAAATTTCCACAACATCACGTTGCACAATCCGCATTGCTCTTTTGCCTTGTGGACAAAGCGCAAGAATTTCATCCACAAGTTTTACAGCCAGAATGAAAAGCCGGCCAATCTGATTCTGATTTACAGCAACCCGCGCATTGACGCGGTAATGAATCATCCACCAAAGTTTTTTGATCGAACGTTTAACAATGTATCAAAGGGCAGTGACGTTGCACAAAATTGCACCGGACAAAAATGTCGTGATTGCTTGCTATGTTACAAGGCAGGTAATGGCGTGACTCAAATTGTGGAGGCAGTGAAATGACCAAAGAAGATATAGTTATGCACATAAAGCACATTGTTGTCGAACAATGCGATAAGGAACCAGAAGATCGGGATTGGTTCGCAGCCTTCGGCGCCCTAATCGACAAGATCGAAGACAGCATAGAGGAGGAGGCCTAGGCCTCCTCTTCTTTCGCCTCGAGCCCAGGTTGCTGTGACCCTGGTACTGGCGCCCCAGTCCCTGGGTGGCCCAGGGCAAGAACCCCGAATCCCGAACCCGAATCCCCGAAGCCCGAACCCCGAAGCCCCGATAGCACTGACTCTAAGTGCCGGACCCCCGACTCCCGAACCGCGTCCCATAAATCCCCGAACCCCGAACCCCGAAACTCGGCCCCAGCTGCCAGTCCCGACTTGGCTATGTCCAAGGCTCTCGCGCCCCGAAACAAAAATAGGTCGCCCGAAGAGAGGTGCTTAACCAAGATGAATGACAAGCCCCCATTTCGCGAATACGCAGTATTCCACGCTATTTGCTGTGGAGATATTCTGACAGTGTTGTTTTTTGTTGTTTTTAATTCCAACCAAAATACAAGCCCTGACCATGCTACATGTACGTCAGGCACGCCGCCGCCATGGCGATTTTCGATTCGGGTTGTATAGCAGTTACTCGGCAGGTTCCTGCGGATGGTGTTCCAAAAGTTCGCCTCCGGTGTCGGCATCAACTACCTCCGTATACTCACCCTCAATGAACGCCTGCGGATACTCGCGACGGAGTTGATCCAAACGAGAAGTGATTTCTTCACGCGACAGATCGTCTAACTGATGAATGTTTTCTCGCCTATCTACGGTCAAGCCACCAAGTGCAGATCGTATCTTTTCGGCGTTGATTGCGGCTGAGAATTGACCTGCCTCCTCGGCGCCGGTTGATAATTCATGAAGACGTTTGAGCTGACCCATGACAGTCACGCCATAACGACGTTCTCGTTCTTCACGAAGTTCTTGTATGTAATCGGTGAGGTGGGGAAACTTTTTGCCGGCTAACAGATGCCCAGCAATAGAGGCTGCTGAGTTGGATGCATAGCCTGCCTTTCGGGCACATTCAGCGTTGGAATATATGCCTTCAACATAGTGCCGAGCAAACTCACGCTGACGCTGAGTCAATTTGCGTCCAGTCTCGGCCTCAATGTCATCTGCAAGAATGTCTGTCTTCTTGTTACACATGTCACACTAGTACCCCATAAAAATGTTGTTTTGAAGTCTTTTTGAATCCAAGCCTTTTACCAGGTTTTTGAGATGTTGTCCTATAGAGTCTCCAAAGTGTGACAAGTGTGCCAAAAATGCTTAGAAGTGTGCCAAAGAAAAACCCTTGCTCCGCCTCGTGTTGCGGAGTTCTTGTCACACTTGTCACACTTGTCACACCCCATTTGAAAAAATTTTAAAAACTTTTTTTCAGCAAAATTAGTGTAACAAACGTGACAAACGAGACACGATTCTTATGTTGTTGCATACTGTCTCGCTCTGTGTATAATAACAATTAAATATCAGTCTTGGAGGACGTTATGGAAATACAGCAAAGAATTGAGGTCCAAGGTTCACGGATCGAATACCTTGTATACTGTGACTGGTGCGCCGGTCATGGGTACGAGCCAACGCCTTATGGTGATGTTGTAGATTGCGACAAGTGTCAGGGCACATGTGTAAAGTTTCGTCATGTAATGGAGGAAGACAATGGGAACTAGAGCGATTTACATTTTTGAGGACGAGCATGAAGAGGTTCATGTCTACAAGCACTATGACAACTATCCGCAGGGTGCGGTGCATTTTATTGAAGATGCCAAGGCGTATGCGTGGCCACTTCCTCGGTTTGAGGCGGACGAGTTTGCGGCGGCGTTTGTTGCGGCGAACAAGAATCGCAAGGGCGGTGAGGTTCGTTTGGTAAATGCGCGGTTCAAGGATCGTGATGAGATGTTGGAGGCCAATGATTGGTGCGACTATCATTATGTGATCTCAAAGCATAACAGCCAAGATTTGTGGATTGAGATTTGGGAAAGCCGTCCTGACAAGACGAACGGCACGACTTGGGTTCTGATTGATGAGCTTACGCATACTGAAATGAAGGAGAAGTATTGTGAACGTGCTGTCGCTGTTTGACGGAATGTCATGTGGGAGGCTTGCTCTTGAGAGGGCAGGCTTTCCTATCTCCAACTACTTTGCCAGCGAAATCGACAAGTATGCGATTGAGGTGGCGAGGGCCAACTATCCTGACACGGTGCATTTAGGTGATGTGACCGGCGTCAAGACGCACAAGAATGGTGATCTATTTGTGCCTCTGGATCGGGGGCACAAGATTGACCTGTTGATCGGCGGCTCACCCTGTCAGGGATTCTCGTGGGCCGGCAAGCGGTTGAACTTTGACGATCCGCGCTCGGCGCTGTTCTTTGAGTATGTACGTTTGTTCCGCGAGTTGAAGCCGACATGGTTTCTGTTGGAGAACGTGAACATGAAGCAAGAGCATCAGGACGTTATCACTGAGCATCTGGGCGTGAAGCCGGTTCGCATCAACTCCAACTTGGTGTCGGCGCAGAATCGTGATCGTCTGTATTGGACGAACATTCCAGTTCGTTCCATGCCGGAAAACAAGCGCGTCTATCTGAAGGACATCTTGGAGAACGGTTTTACGGATCGGGACAAGTCACATTGCATTGACGCGAACTACTTCAAAGGTGGGAATCTGAAATCCTACTTTCAGAAGAATCGGCGCCAGCTTGTGTTTGATTTTGCCGACGATAACGATTTGCTGCTGGCAGGTGAGGCTGATCTGAAAGGCCACGGCTACAACCGGCGCGTCTATCATCCTGACGGCAAGGCGCCGACATTGTGCGCCAATTCCGGCGGGAATCTTGAGCCGAAGATTTTGGTAGTCGGCGAGGCCGAAGGCAGTGGCTTTTACCAAGATCGCAAGGTTGTCAGTCCAGAGGGCAAGAGTCCCACGCTTACAGGACAACGCGCCAGCAATGTGCCGAAGATTCTTCAAGTGCCAAGGGGCAATAACAAAGGCGGCGTCAAGGGCGAGGACGGTAAGGTTCCCACGTTGAGCGGTTCGTCATGGGAGCACAATAATTTTGTCACGGACGGTATGACATGGCGCAAGTTGACGCCCATTGAGTGTGAGCGATTGCAGACCGTGCCGGATGGGTACACGGATCATGTGTCGAACACCCAGCGTTATCGGATGTTAGGCAACGGCTGGACCGTTGATGTGATTTGTCATTTGCTGAAGGGCATGAAGGATGTTGCCCATCAGTAGATGCCACAAGTGTGGCAAGAAGGCTGATGCAAAGGACGGTAACGACCTGCTTTGCACAGATTGTTGGTTTAAAATTTACGGAGGTAGAAATGGGAAAAGTAAAAGCATGGATCATGGATATGGAGGAGGATGCCATAGACATGACCGTGGAGGAGTGGTGCGAGAAGCATGGCGAAAGCCTGATTGACGTTTACCATGAGGCGCGGCGCAAGTTTTCGGGCGAAGCAGACGGCGATCCAGATGGGCCACCGGAGGGTTACGATGAGTGATATGGACTGGACGCTAAGTTATCTGTCGGAGGTGGCAGGCCAGATCACAACGTCATCAGGTGAGGGCAGCACGACACGTTTGTTCGCGTGGGCATCTCCGGAAACGGCGAATTATTGGTTGTTTTACATCGTGGATGACAACGGAAAACAGGGTGTGAGGATTGTGTCATTCATTGCTCCGCATCCGCAATTGTATTCTGTGATTGGATACTGCGAGTACCATGGCATTCAATGTGAGGTGGACGAGAGCCTGCCAGAGGAGGATTGTGATGGATGCCGTGAAAAAGCACATTGAGGCGGTGGCGCCCATCTTGGAGATGCAACGCAAGATGGCGCAGCGGTATCACCAGTCCATGTTGGACAAGGGATATGTGTTGTGTCCTGAGTGCGGTGGTCAGGGTGAATGTGAGTACGAGCGAGCCGTCGTGGATTGGAACCATGGCGGCTACCTCGAGGGTTACCAGGCCGCGTGCCAAGAATGTGAAGGAGAAGGCTATGTGGAAGAGTGCTGTGGACATGACGGTTGAGGAGTTCGCCGCCGAGCTTGCCCGAATCCGGCAAAAGGCTTGGCACATAAAAACCGTCGTAGGTACGCGCCAAGATCGTGCGTACAAGAATCAGAAGCGCGGTGATTTTCATGGGGGCAAAAAGGATGGTGGTTAAGGCAATGGCACTGGTGTGCACGGTATTCGCAGGCGGTGAGAGCAAATGCGAGACTGAGTTTTATCACCGAACATTCGACAATATGCAGGCTTGTACGGTGCAGCTGACTCAATGGCGGTTTTATGAACTGCCTCGGAACAAGAAGATTGTTCTGGATGATTGCGTGATAACAAGCTATAAACATGAAGAATGATAATAAAATCTTAGATTTCACAATTACCCTATATTCTAATAGGTTAAAGATTGTGAAAGAGGTGGTGTGCAAACCCACCGAACTTGAGGCGGTGATTGACGAACTGGACGAACAAGCCAGCATCCCCAGAAGGGGAGACGGTCACCATGGTTACTACATTGAGGTAGAGGTAAGGAGGCATAAGCATGTCTATGGTATCGCTGGTAAACGACCAGCTAAATCTGATTCGCGGAAAGTCAATTCGGTTCATGCTGGAGGACAACGATCTAAGGATGATCGCAAACCTAGTGGCGGTGGTGGACGAACTGGGGCTGGAGTACGACGGGGAGTCGATGGTGTATCGCGAATCAAAGGCCGCCCGAAAGCGCGGACGCCCAAAGAACGGAGGCAAGTAGATGGCAGCAAAACGCGGAAGACCAACAGTCGAAAAAAAGGCGGCGTTTCGCAACGTAGCCGTGCCGATGGAAATCTATGAGATGATCCGCGAGCTGTCGAAGGCTGAAGACCGGACAATCGCAAGGCAACTAGCCGTCCTGATCAAGGACGCATACCAACAGACAAGGGAGAAGTCTGCATGATGAAGAGGTTTCTGAAAACATTCTTTCCGATGTTCTACACCGAATCCAAACCGGAGCGCGCGCGAGATGATCGAGGGCGGCTGGTCGGCGACGACAAGAAGACTCCGACGTTCAATGAAGCGTGGGTCGGGGGTCAAGCACCGGCACCCAAGAAGACGGCACCCAAGAAACCCGCACCAAAGAAGCGGGGCAGGCCGAAGGGCAGTAAGAACAAACCAACAAGGAGCAAGAAATGAGTGACGCTAGTTTCACCAAGGAAGAAGAACTGCAAGCGTATGGCGGAACATTTGAATACGATGTTTCGATTCCACTCAAAGTAGTTGTGGATTTTTCCGAGGCTAATATGCACTGGAAGGATGCATTAAGGGAGGAGGTTCGCAAGAAGGTCATTGAGCATATTGATAGTGTTGATGACTTTGGGTTTGAATTTACCGGACCTAACTTTTCGGAATAAGAATCGGGCGGCGTGAGCCGCCCTTTTCATTGGAACAAACTCAGCTGCTCCGGTTCACGCATGATCTCGTCAATGATCACGACAACGACCCCGTCTCGTTGGTGGTGTCAAAGTCGTAGTCTTCTTTGTCGCGTGATTCCCCGATAACAAGACCACACATACGACACTTAGAACCAAACCGGCGTTCTTCTAAAGTATGAGACGAGCAGCGTGGACACATGCCTGCGTCCAGCCGCCTTTGTATGATGTCGTCATCTTTCATCACGTTTCGTCTCCGTCCTGATGCACAGCGCCTCCTGATTCATCGGCATTTTGTCCCAAAGAATCGTGTAAGCTGCCAGATGGCAATCCTCTATCGTTGGGAACCCCGATAGAATCTTTGTCTCGATCTTGTCGGTCTCCACAGCGATCACTAGGACGAGGAGCCAGATCATTCCGCCGCCGACTCTGACTCAAGAACTGATTTCTTTGCCGAAAGCGAAACGACATTGTCTCTACCTAACCCCCGTAAAAACTTTTCAGCGATGTCTGGTGTCAAGCCGGTCAGTTTCCTGAAACGGTCAACGGCCTGTTCTAATGTCAGGCCACCTTTCTTGTAGTCGATCAAAACGTCTATACTGCCTGCGATTTTGGGGTCAGCTTCAGCCATTCCCTAGCCTCCTCTCCTAATACTCGTGCACCTATATCAATCTTATCACGAAGAGCTTTGACGATCTTCTCGTCAATCGTCCCGACTGCGATTAGGTCAATGTAGGTGACAGGGTTTTTCTGACCAATACGATGACAGCGATCCTCGGACTGGATCCGAGTTTCAAGGTTAAAGTCATTAGCATAGTAGATCACTGTGTTGGCCTCGGTCAGCGTGAGGCCATAACCAGCCGTGGCTGGATTCGCTACAAAGAATCTTGCGTTGCCATCTTGGAATCTGTCGATGGCGGTCTGGCGGTCTTGTTCAGATGTGTCGCCGTAGTAAGAGACCACCGAGTCCGAGCCGTACACGCTAGCCAGTTCATTACGGATGTTGACGATGTCATACCGGAACCGCGACCAGATGATGATCTTACCAGACACTTCTTCAATGCAATCCATAAGCGCGGCCAGACGTTGAGTGGGTAACTGAAGCAGTTCACCATCATCTGTTTTGACATGACCCGACAGCACCTGTTGTAGGCGCAGCATCTGCGTGATCATCTGCGGTGTACTAACCAGCTTGTCGTCTTTTAGCAGTGTAATGGCAAACTCCTGCAACTCTTTATACATGCGGACTTGTTCCGTGGTCAGGGTCACATGACGCACGGTGTAGGTCTTTTCCGGCAGGTCCAGACAGTCTTTCTTCAAGACTCGATATGTGTGTGGGTCAATACGCATAGTCAGCTCCTCCAGATTTTTGTAGCCAAGGATTTGTTGAAAGCTGTGTGCGCCCATGGTGCGCTTTTGCAGAACAGCAAAATGTCCTTGGAACGCATAGTAGGAGTCGAAGCCCAAGATGCTGGGGTCAAGAAACTGAAATTGTGAATACAGATCCATGGGTGACTTTGTGACAGGCGACCCTGTCAATAGTCTTCTGTACTTGAACTTCTCCGCAATCTTGAGTAAGGACTTGGTGCGCTTGGCTTTATGGTTCTTAATGGTTGTAGATTCATCAATGGCTATAAGGCCAAAGCGCCCGAACTTCTCAGCCATCCACTCCCCCGCCTTCTTACCTTTGGCTGACGAAAACGCTTCCACATTCATGACGAATATCTTTACGCCAAGGTCTCGGCTGTTGAAGAACGCCCGAACTTTATCGCGATACGTCTTGGTATGATTTGCTTGCCAATGGCACACGGTGTGCGCGATCTCATCTGAGAAATGTTCTGGGATTTCTTTGTTGATCCAGTTGCGGTAGACGCCCTTGGGTGCAATGATCAAAGCGAACTCAACCCGATCCAGCGGGTTGATTGCCTGCGATCCAAGGTAGGCGATGGTGTCAATCAAGACCTTTGATTTACCAGTACCCATCTCCATAAAGAACCCGAAGGATTCCTTGTCAACGCTACGATCCAACGCCTCGACCTGGTGTGCATATGGTTTCGTTTTGAATTTGTAGTTGACTTTCATCCATGTCCTCCCATATGGTCTAAACATAGGCTCACGGTTTAGTTCCGTCAAGCCATCAAACCTGAAGAGGATGTACTTGCTATGCAGCAGAAAGAAGCAATCTTTGACGAAGAGATGTTCGTTGACGCTGATACGTTAAATGACGTTGATGCAGATGGCGGCAAAAAATTATCCGGTTTGGTCCGCCGGTATAATGAGAAACAACAACAAATTGAGGAAACTGAAAATTACCTCAAAGGACTGAAAGAAGAAAAACAGAGGATAGCGTTTGAACAAATCCCCATGCTCATGGATGAGATGGGGATTGAGCGCATTGATGTTGACGGTGCAATCGTCAAACTCAAGTCGTTTGTGTCTGCGTCTATCCCTGCTGACCGGAAGCAGGAGGCTTTCAACTGGCTCCGAGAACATGGTCATGAGGGAATCATCAAGAATGAAATTGTTGTGTCTTTTGGCAAGGGCGAGGACAACGTCGCAGGCGATGTCATGTACCAGCTTGAAGAGAAGGGTTTTCACCCAGAACAGAAGACGCACATCCATTCGATGACCTTGAAAGGTTTCATTCGGGAGCAGGTCGAAAAGGGTAACAACATCGACTTGGATCTGTTTGGAGCGTTTGTTGGAAGAACTGCTGAAGTGAAGAGGAACTCAAAATGAGTACAAAACTTGCGAAGAAAGAAGAGGCTGGCGTACCAGCCGAACTGATGGACGACATCTTGGAGACTGCCGGTGAGGGCACGAGCTACGAGGCAGACGAACTACAGATTCCGTTTGTTCGCGTAGCGCAGGGCACTTCCCCGCAACTCAAGAAAAGCGACATGAAATACATCCCTGACTTACGACAAGGGGATGTGTTCAACACGGTGTCGGGTCAGATCTGGGACGGTGAGGAAGGCATCACTGTTATTCCTTGCTATCAAGTCACTACCTATCCAGAGTTCACACCAGGTGAACAAGGAGGTGGGTTCATAGGTCTGCGGTCTCCCGACGATCCAGATCTGTCGCAAACGACAAGGCAAGGGGCCAAAGAGTTTCTGTCAAACGGCAATGAGGTCATTAAGAGCGATCAGCATTTCTGTCTGATCCTTGGTGAGGACGGCATGTATGAGCCAGCCATCGTGGACTTCAAGTCTACGGGGTTGAAGGTCAGTCGCCGCTGGAAGACCCAGATTGCTATGCAGAAAATCAAAGACGGCAAGGGTGTCATGAGAACACCGGCTCTGTTCGCCACCATGTGGAAGCTCACGGTGGTTGAGGAGTCTAAGACCGTCGAGGGTGAGATGCGTACTTGGTACAACTGGGCCGTCGAAAAGGTCGGTTTGGTGCAGGACAAGAGCCTGTTCATGGAAGCCAAGGCGTTCCGCGAATCGGTTATGAAGGGTGAGGCAAAGGCCCAGCAGGAAGAGGCACCAGTCAGTGACTCCGCTCCTGGGGCGCAGATGCCAACGGACGAAGATATCCCCTTCTAATCGTTGGGGCGGCAGGTAGCACGGCCTGTCGCCCTTTTTTGCGGAGTAAGTGATGACATTAGTTGACCGGTTCGCTGCGGTCTTTGAAGGCTCCAGCGTTGCACATGGTCAAACAACAGTAGGTGACGTTAGGAAGAACGGTAAGACAGAGGCAAAGAGTTTCATCGTCCGTGAACCGTTGACCAAGCATTTGATCGACAGCCATTTGCAGGGCGAACATGGGGTTGGTTCGATTCCGATCAATAGTCAGAACATGTGCAAGTTTGGTGCATTAGACATTGATACATATCCGGTTGACCACCTAGCCATCTTGAAGAAGTGCCGCCGTTTTAAGCTACCACTCGTTGTTTGCCGTTCTAAGTCAGGCGGGGCACATCTGTTCTTGTTTATGCGAGACTGGATTAGTGCAACAGATATGCGTGACCACCTGATGGAGTTCGCTGCCGTACTCGGTTACGGCGGCTGTGAGGTGTTTCCAAAACAAAACAAGATTCTTGCCGAGCGTGGTGATGTCGGCAACTTCATTAACCTGCCGTACTTCGCGGCAGATAATACATTACGTTATGCGATAAATCAGAAGGGGGATGAGTTATCACTTGAGTCGTTTCTTAAAGAGGTTGAGCGTAAAAAGGTCACGTTAGAGGATCTTCGCAAGCTAGATTTTTCGACCGATGATGACGAACTTCGCGAAATGCCGCCATGCTTGCGGATCATGTTCGCAACCTCTGTGCCAGACGGCACAAGAAACAAAGTCATGTTTCATGCGGCGGTGGCCGCGAAGATGATGAATCCAGATTCGTGGGAACGTACCCTTGAATCGTGGAATCAAAAGTATTGCAAACCATCATTGCCTGCCAGTGAGATCGTCACAATCCAGAACCAGCACAAGAAGAAGGACTATGGGTATCTCTGCAAGGACGAACCCATGGGCAGTCATTGTGATAAGACGGCCTGTCGGCAAGCCAAGTATGGCATAGGCAAGAACGGCTCGATGCCTGGTATTACCGGACTCACGATACAAAAGTCAGAGCCGCGCCTGTACTTTCTGGATGTTGATGGCAAGCGGCTGGAGTTGTCCACCGAACAGTTACAAATGCCTTTGCAGTTCCAACGTGCATGTATGGAGCAGCTTGATGTCATGCCGCCAATCATGAAGGCGCCGGATTGGCAGGAGTATGTGAACCGGATGCTTGAGACGGCCACACACATTGAGGTGCCCAAAGAATTAACGATCAAAGGTCAGTTTGAAGAACTGGTTGAGGTTTACTGCACTGGCAGGATTCGGGCGCGATCACCGCAAGAGATGACGATTGGCAAGCCGTGGACAGAGAATGACATGACGATGTTCACGATTAAGGGACTGATGGAGTTTCTACGCAATCGCGGATTCCGCGAACTGAAGCGTCCACAAATCCAGCAGCGCCTCAAGGACATGAATGGTGGGCATGACTGCAACACCACCTACAAGTTTAAAGACGAAGATACTGGTCAATGGAAGAATCTTCGCGTCTGGTTTGTACCAGAGTTTGACAACACCGAAATCGACCTACCAACAGAGGAGATAGAAAATGACATACCCTTCTGATGAACGGTATCTCAAAGTGGGCGATGTAGTCGAATGGCTTGGTGTGGCGCGTTCAACGATCTACCGGTGGGTAGACGAAGGACATTTCCCCAAACCAGTCGTGCTCGGCCCTGAGAACGAGAAGAACAGCACAACCCGCTGGCTACGGACAGAGGTAGAGCATTGGCTTGAGTCTCGTCCACGCGACAGAGAAGACGGATGACTGAGGAGACACTCATCTTCGGGCCACCAGGGTGCGGTAAAACACACACGATGATTGAGATCGTGCGTCAGGAACTTGCCAACGGTACGCCCCCTGATCGTATCGGATTCGTGTCTTTCTCTCGCAAGTCTATTCAAGAAGCGAGAGAGCGAGTGAGCACCGCACTACAGCTTACCGAAAAGGATGTGCCGTGGTTCAAGACGCTACATTCAATCGGCTTCAACTGGTTGGGCATGGACAAGTCCGAGACGGTACAGCCGTCCGACTTTCACAAGCTGGGTGATATCTTGGGTATGCCCTTTGACCGTAGCACTGCACAGGTCATGGAGGAAGGACTGGTGCCGTTATCCATGAAAGAAGGCAACCGCTATCTGGAGGTTATCAACCGTGCCAAGATGCGCTGTGTGAGTCTTGAGTATGAGTACAATGATCGAGCTGACTACGACTTGCATTGGAGCATGGTCAAGCGCGTGGATCAGATCTACGCAAAGTACAAGTCAGACATGGGCAAGTATGACTTCACGGACATGGTGGATCTGTTCGTTCAGCAAGGCACCGGTCCTGCCTTGGAGATTCTGATCGTCGATGAGGCGCAGGATCTGACACCGCTACAGTGGAAGCAAGTTGCCATACTCAAGGAGAGGGCGGCAAAGGTCTGGTACGCCGGAGATGATGACCAGTGCATCCACCGCTGGAACGGCGTGGATCTGCATAGCTTCATGAACGCTTGTGACAACAAGGTTATCTTGAACAAAAGTTACCGTGTGCCGGGGGAAGTGTTTGGTCTGGCAAACGAATTGGTTAACCGTATTCATGTTAGGCAAGAGAAGGACTGGAGTCCGCGTGACGCCGAGGGTTCTGTCAACTTTCACATGAATTGGTACGATGTGAATATTGATGAAGGTTCGTGGACAATTATGGCGCGTACCAACAAAGCCTTGAACCATATTCACCAAACTTTACGGGACGACGGGTATTTGTTTGAGCGTTTTGGTAATTCCATGATCTCGCTTGAACTACTTGAGGCCATGAACATCTGGGAACGGTTAGCCAAGGGCGAGACCGCTAGTGTCGGTGAGATCAAGAAGCTCTACGGCTACATGCCAAAGCAAGGCGACAAGGCGCTGTTGAAGCGTGCAGCGACCAAGACCTTTGACGCGGTGGATCCGCAAGGTTTCCACAACTATGACAATCTGGTGGCAGAGCATGGGTTGTTAGCGCCTCAAGAGATGAGGCCAGAAGTCGTGGTCAATATGTCCCGCGAAGATCGTCGGTACATGGCGGCTGTGCGACGTAGGGGCGAGGATCTAACCAAGCCAAGAATCAGCCTGTCTACCATCCACCGCATGAAGGGCGGCGAGGATGACAATGTTCTGTTGCTAACGGACTCGTCATACCCTGCGGTCAACGCACCGGATCAGGACGATGAGCACCGCGTCTTCTACACCGCCGTTACTAGGGCAAGGGAGAATCTGCATGTCGTGGATTCACGATCACAATACAGGTATTCGATATGATTAAGATTCAAGATTCAAGCATCGAGGGCGTTGGTGTTTTTGCTGATCGCAACATTCTAAAGGATGAGGTGATTGAGTCCTGTTTCTACGTCGTCATAGACAACGACGATATCAAAAAGAATAGCCGCCTTGATGATTATCTTTTTCAAAGTCCAGACAATGATGAGGACTACTACTGCGTGCTGGGCGCTGGGATGATCTACAACCACGGATCAGATCCAAACGCTGAATGGCAGATATCCGAAACAGATAACAGGTTTCTAGAGTTCGTCGCTTTGCGGGACATAGCCGCAGGCGAAGAGATTGTTCACCATTACGGCGAGGACTATTGGGATACTCGCGAGGAGGAACAAAAATGAAACGTGACAAGCTACTCGACACCGCCAAGGACTTGGTCAATGGACCGAGAGCCAGAGATTATGGCGATGCATACGAGAACCATGAACGCGTGGCGCAACTCTGGTCTGTCATACTAGAGAAAGACGTTACGGTTTCTCAAGTTTATCAGTGTCTTACGGCGCTAAAACTTGCTAGACTAATTGTTACGCCAACGCATCAGGATTCGTGGATCGACATTGCTGGATACGCGAGTCTCGGAGGAGAGATAGATGGCAAAGGAAAGTAGTCAGATCAGCTTTCTGCACCGTATGGACTTGGACACCATCGAGAAGGACTGGGTGCCGCCGGAGGTGTTTCCTGATCTGCGAAACAGCAAGTTCATTGCCATCGACCTTGAGACCAACGATCCGAACCTGATGTCCTTGGGACCAGGGTGGGCGCGTGATGACGGCTTCATCGTAGGTGTAGCGGTAGCGGCTGGTGACTTCGTAGGCTACTACCCCATTGCTCACGAGGGCGGGGGCAACATCCCGCAGAACAAGGTCATGAAGTGGCTGGCTGACCAGCTTGCTACGCCTGACATCCCCAAGGTTATGCACAACGCCACCTATGATGCTGGCTGGCTTCGGTGGGCAGGGGTCAAGATCCAAGGCACGATCATTGACACGATGGTAGCGGCGCCACTACTGAACGAGAACCGGTTCAGCTACAGCCTCAACAGTCTGGCTAAAGATTATCTAGACGAGCGCAAGGATGAGAGAACACTCCGCGCTGCGGCGGCGGATCATGGCTTCGATCCCAAGGGGGAGATGTGGCGGCTCAACTCACGATTCGTGGGGGCGTATGCCGAGAAGGATGCAGAGCTGACGCTCAAGCTGTGGAACATGATGCATGTCGGACTCAAAGAACAGACTCTTATGGATGTGTTCAATCTGGAGACTTCGCTGTTGCCCGTCCTGTTGGACATGCGTGAGAAGGGCGTAAAGGTAAACATTGATGGTGCCGAGGCGGCAAAGAAAAAGCTAATTGGTCTCAAGCAGGATCTGATTGCAGACATCAAGCATGAGACGGGCGTGAGCGTAGAACCGTGGGTAGCCAAGAGCGTGGCGTCCGTCTTTGATCATCACAACCTGTACTATGAGCGGACAGAGAACAACGGACAGCCATCCTTTACCAAGGCATTCCTGCAAGCCTGTTCGCATCCAGTTGCGGCAAAGATACTTAGGCTTCGTGAACTAGATAAGGCCAGCAATACATTCATTGATAACATTCTGAAGTTCGCCCACAAGGGGCGCATCCACTGCGAGTTTCATCAGCTACGGTCTGATGATGGCGGCACTGTCACTGGGCGGTTCTCCTCAAGCAACCCCAATCTTCAACAGATTCCGGCGCGGGATCCAGAGATCAAGGCCATGATCCGTGGTCTGTTCATTCCTGACGACGACTGTAAGTGGGGTAGCTTTGACTACTCAAGCCAAGAGCCAAGGCTCCTTGTCCACTACTGTGCAAGCATGGGCGCCAAGTACAAGAGTCCGATGATCGACAGCGTCGTGGACGAGTATCACAAGGGTGATGCCGACTTCCACCAGATGGTAGCCGATATGGCGAACATCAGTCGCAAGCAGGCCAAGACCGTGAATCTGGGCATCATGTATGGCATGGGCGTAGGCAAGCTGTCCCACACCATGGACATATCCAAGGACGAGGCCAAGGCACTGTTGGCGCAGTATCACGAGAAGGTGCCGTTTGTGAAAGGCTTGGCAGACCTAGTGTCGGCACAAGCAAGTGCTCACGGCAAGATCCGTACTATGTCAGGGCGTCTGTGCCGGTTTGACATGTGGGAGCCAAAGACATTCGGCTATAGCAAGCCTATGAAGCTCGAGCAGGCGCAGAAGGAGTACGGGCCTATACTGAGACGCGCGTTTACTTACAAGGCGCTCAACAGGCTTATACAAGGCTCTGCGGCGGATCAAACCAAGGTTGCTATGGCAGAGTGCTACAAGGAGGGTCTGGTGCCACTCCTAACCGTGCATGACGAACTGTGTTTCAATGTTGAGTCCGAGAAGCAAGCCGCAAGAATCACGGAGATCATGGAGACCAGCACACCGCTGAAGGTGCCCAGTAAGGTTGATCAGGAACTAGGTGACAACTGGGGTGAGGTTGGCTAGTCCGCCAACGCTCTCATACGCGCTACCAAACGCTTGGCGCGGTTGGTGACCTGGTCATACCAGCGGCTGTCTACCATCTCGTCAGCTGCACGATTCCAGTCCCGTGCATCAACGCCAGCCTTCATACCCTTGAATTTTGACAGACGCGGACGCCCCATGTTGAACATCATGTTTGCGATGATCAACTGACATTCCTCTGGCAGATCGTCAAAGTCTGGGTACAAGACTTTGCACTCGTCCAGCGTGGACGCGATATCTAGGCTGAACACCTGACGCACGCGCTCTTCATCGACGGGCGTGCCAACGGCCTGACCGTGTTCTGGATCATCCTCTACCACAAGATGTCCAATCCCGTATGTAGGTAGGCCGAGGTGATCTAGGTAGATTTCAAACTTGCAGCCTTCGTCCTCTGCAAGCTCTTCACGAAGCTGATCTTTGTTCATGGAGTAGTCCTTCCAAGAGATTGCGCCAGAGCCTGAGTTGCAGGATCCGGCAGCAGAATTGGTGAAACTTGCCCAGCCGTGCCTGTTGCGGCGGGGGCGACCTGCGGTACTTGAGTTATGGTCTGTGCTGTTTGCAACGCTTGATTAGCAACAGGAGCCATCTGCGTCATAGCTTGACTAGCAAGTTGCCGTGCCTCTGGAGGTAACTTGGTTGGTCCTTCGTCTGCACGGCCAAGCTGTTGCATAGCTTGTTGACCACTGGTTTGTATAACCTGCAATGCTTGACCTATTTTGTCCGCACCAGGCTCTCGACTTGCTAATAAAACCTTTAAAACAGACGGGCGCCTGAGAGCGTTTGACATCGCAAGGTAAAAAGCGGCGGCGGGAAGTGTGGCAAGTGGCGCAGTAAGCATACCATAAATGCCAAGGCCAATCGCAATCTGCGGCGCAGCAAGGCCACCCTTACCGGCAATGGGTGCGTTGGACACGGCCACCATATTGTCTGCCAGCTTGAACAAGTCGTCTGATACCTGCTTGCCAAACATCGCCTCTATGGACTCTCGTCCATAACCTTCTAGCGCGCTTTGCAACTTTGTTCCTAGCCTACCTGACACAAAAGATTCCCTGAATGCAGGTGAGTCTACATCACCAAGGGAACGAAGGATCCGTCCCATAGCCGCTTGCTCTACAGCTTCAACGGCCTGCGGAGTGATCTCGCCAAACTGACTTGCCAATACAGGTTCGCCATCTGCCCCAGCGACACGAACCTTGATCCTGCCCGTTTTAAACTGCCGGATCTTCTCCGCGTTACCGCGTTGGAAGATGGAACTTACAATCCCTTCGGAATCATTGCGGGACAGAGCCTGCAAGAAACTGTTCTCGTTGAAACCGGCTCTAGTAGCGAGTGCCTCATTAACGCCGCGTATGCTGTTGGCAATGTTGTCGTCCGCAAATCTGTTTAAGACATTTGGATCAAACTCTTCACCTGTCTGCTTCAAAAGCTGTGTTAGGCGGTTGATCTCCTTGATCTCACCCTTGAACAGGACGTTAGCGGTGGAACCAAGTGCCTCAATTTTACTTGCTATTTTAGTGCCACTAATAACTTCCACACCATTTTTGGTAGTCATGTTAGTTGGGTCAGTGAGTTCACGATCCAACCAAGCACGAGCCAACTGCTGGCGTGCGGCTTCTTGAGCCGCTACACCCTGTCCTCGAGCACTCGCAGTTCTCTCTGCCCTAGCTTCAGCCGCTTGAATCCGTTTAAGAAAATCTCGCTTGGTAGAGTTTTCTGGCATGTTATCCAAGGCGGCTCTCGCTTGCGCGATTGTTCCTTTTTGACCGTTAGGAAGAGTGACAGAGGCTCTTGCCAAAGTTGCTTCGCCAGCTTCAAGACCTTCTACAATTCCAGTGCCACGGATCGCACGGAAGTAACGCCGCAACTTCTCCGGTGAGTTAGGATCAATCAACTCATCCATGAACTTGGTTGCATCAATGTTGATGCGACCAGCCTGCGTTTCCTTATAGAGCTTCTCAACTACGGGATCTCCAAACCTACGCATACCTTTCTCATAGTATTTACGAGAGCGTTGCATGAGGTTTAGACCCTCGCGAAGTTGTGTAAGCGTGCCTGTGGTCGGAGCGGAACTAAATTCCATACCGCTTTGATTCAACAGTGTTCTAAGTTTTTGTGTTTCGGCTTCATTCAACTGTTCAGTCAATTCTCTGCCCGTTACACTCTTCGGATGTGCTTTACCAAAGTGTGAAAGAACTAGATTCAATTTTTGTTCACCAGCAAAGAAAGCGTCATCAATTGCCGTCTTCAACGCTGCTTGATTGCCGGCAGCAACAGTCGCTTTGAACTCATCACTATATCCAAGATTCCGTACAATCTGCCTAATGATATGACCGTCTTCGGGAGAAATGTAAGCGTATGCTATTGCTTCATCTCGTGTCATCGGTTGACCAGCGCGAGAAGCACGCGCCATTACGTCGTCAATGGAATTGTTAATGATGCGATATAGTTGAGTGTTGTTTAGCTGATCGACTTCGGGGCTGGTACGAGCGATGCGATCCAAAACCTTTTTTATGTCAGCAACAGGGATGATTTTATTGTTTTCGCCTAACGCCTTTGACGCTGCGCCGAATAGTGAGTCTGACTGTTCATCAAACACCGTCTTAGCATTGATCAATGACTGAATGGATTCGTTGCTAAGTTTTTCACCGCGACGGAGCGGTTCAATCACAGCCTTGATATCAGTTTCAATCTCCTTACCTAACGCGCGTTGCGCCTCTCTTACGACGCTTTCTGCCGTGCCATACATCTTGTTGATGTCTTGACGAACAACCTGTTCAAGCGAGTCAATGGCTGCGTTATCCGCCGTACCAAGACTCTTCATCTCTTGTAGCAGAAGACGTAAGTTGTCATCCGCCGCTTTCTGATTCGGGAACACACCCTCATAAATAGCTTGCAGACGATTGAGAACAGGACGAACCCCAGGTGCGGCGCCTTCTACGGTTGGCCGGAATCCTTGCTTCACAAGCTCACGACCCTGTGCTCGAGCCGCTTCGGCCTCCGCACTACCAGAGCCTTTTAGAATCCTGCCGAAGACACTAGAGATGCCACGACCTAAAAGTTCACCAGAAGCACCAAACGCTCCCTCAATCGCCGCATCACGCAAGATTTCATCCGAAGTCTGTCTTTGATAACCTTGAGAGGTTTCATATGCCTCATCCGCCAGCTTTGCCAAACCCATGGTCACGCCAACTACTGGAGCGGCGACCAAGAATCCTGTGCCGGAAAGCAGAAGACCTGCACCAATACCTGCGGCCAACGGTACGCCAGCCTCACCCGCGAAGTCCGCAACGTCATATCGAGACAGACCTTCTTCATCGATCGCAAGTTCGCTACCTTCACCCAACCCAAGAGCCGTGCGCCCAGCTTGTGTTAGAATGAACCTGCCACCCTTGTCCTGCCGGAATCCATCTGCACCGACCTTGTCTGTCAAGTATGCCGCTTTTTCTTCGGCTGTTTCGCGTGCACCAAAGCCAGCACGCAAGCCAAAGTCTTGAAGGCCGGAGGTGTAGTCAACGCCGGGGTCTTTAAGCCGGCTTCCAACCAAGGGAACTCCAGTTACCACATCTGCGCCCGTTGCTGCTTCTTTTTGACGAATGAAATCTTTAATTTCTTCGGGAGTTGCAGTAGCTAGACTAAGTTCAGGTGTGCGAGGACGGCCAACACTTTGCGTAGAACCAAAGAATTGACTATCTATCTCTTGGAGTTCTTGAGGGGTTGGCTTATCACCCTCTATCTCTACTTGAACGATGCCTTCAGGAGTTTCAACCTTAATGATTCCCATTAGCTCACTCGTCTATAGATGCCGTCATCACCTTGTTGATATTTTTGAGGAGCAAAGCCGCCGCCGAACACCTCTTGCTTTCTGGCTAAAGCACTCCCAACAAGAGATAGACCAGATTCTTGTCCTACACCAGGAGCGTATGAACTTCTAAGTAATATTTCTTTATCTCGAAGCTGACTTAAATAACCGGCTTGAGAATCCTCAATCTTACCTAAACCATTTTGAAGAGACTTTGTTAACTCTGCTTCTGTTTTAAAAATCAAACTAAAATTACCGCCTCCAGCGTCTTTTAATATTCCGTCAGCGATAAATCCTTCAACAAGTAAGTCTACATCTCGGTTAGATATTGAATTAGCTGCTTGATCCTTACCAAGTGTAACAGGAACCAAACGCTGCAAACCTGCACGCAAATCCGTTTTAAATTCAGATAGTGTTGATTGATGACCGCTACTCATGCCGAATAAAGATAAGGCTTGTTGTCCTGTTAATTTTAACGCAGGGCCAAGTCCAACAACCTCTCCGGTTTTGTTGACACGAAGTATAGCGTTTTGAAAAATTGCTCTAGCAGCTTCAGATTCAATGGCTTTATCAACGAGTTGAGTGTATTCATTCTGAAGTTTGTTGCCGGCCTCAACGCTCATGCGGCCTTTTTCAATTGCATCTTTAATTGACTTTGCGTGAGCTATTTCACGCCTAGCAGTTGCTGCAATTTGAGCGTTGTACACTGTGACATTTTGAAGTCCTTCAGGTAATTTACCGTCCTTCATATCTGCTTTGCTGACTGTTATGGTAGTGTCAGGAGCATATGTTTTACCGTTATACGTTACTTTTTCTGTTGTAACGTAATCAACAAACTCACTTTCTAAAGAACGTCTAGCAGCTTTATCTTTAGATATCTCACTTAAACCATACTGTAGTGCAGAGAGTTTAACCTGACGATTAAAGGCATCTCTTTTACTTTTATCTTTTATCAACATGTCTGCTCCATCACTTAAAGCAGTAGCAATGTTTTGAATTGCGTCTGGGCTTTTACCAGCCGCCATAGCAAAACCTATTTTTGCAATGGCTAAACCCGTGTCGACACCTTCATATTGAGGAGCATTTTGAGTAAACTCGTTCATCAGTTGTTTTAACTCAGATTGCTGCTCTTCTTCAGTGCCGTTATTGATAATAGTTTCTATTTCTTCCGGTGTTCTAGGAACAATCGTATCTGTCTGACTTTGTTGTCTACGAGTTTCACTATCAAGTATTTCATCAGTTCTATCCTGTTCCCTCTCTTCGTCAGAGGGTTTTGAAGTGGGGGGTGTAACAGCATCAGACTTCTTTGAATCGTCCTCTGGCAGGTTGCGTTGCGCTTCCTGCATCCGGCGCTGCTCTTCAAGCATCGCCACTGTTTCTGGCCCCATGTCTGTTTGCATACCAGCATCAGCAATTGCAATTCTAGCCATTCTTTCTGCGGCTGTTTCAGGCAGACCTTTACTGACTGCACCCTCTTCGCCAACACGGATAGTCTGCGCGCCGGGGAGTTCTTTCATAACCTGTACTGCGGGGGGCAGTGGTTTAGCTTGAACACGAGTGATATCCAGTCCAGGTACAACGATGTCGCCGTCATCAATCGCTTTAGCGAGAACGGGAGGAACTTGTACCAATCCAGCGTTGATGCCTTTAATCAGGTCTGGGGAGAGTTGTGATTTGCCGCTTGCAACTTCACGAGCAAACTCTGGCGTAATTTGATCTGCACTTGCGGCGAGTCCAGCGCCTAAATCATAACCAAGCATCATAGGTGCCTGCAACGCTGCTGCGCCGGCATCATACGCTTGTGCTCCTCCTAATTTAGCAAGTTGAGCAATACGTTCAGCCTCTGTCTGCGGAGTGCTTCGATCAACAGTGCCACTTAAACCACCTTTCAAAGAAAGCGCGTCTAAAATTCCTTCACTGCCAAAAATTCTTCCTTTGGTAGCGTCAACTTGCGCTCTTCTTAATGCGTCTGGTTGAATGTCCCTAGCAACTCCAGATGCAACCCCAGGCGTAAACCTGTATTGTGCGCGTCTACTGGCTGGCGGTCCTGTGAAAGCCGGTCCTGTTGTCGGAATCTTAACCTGTGGTGTTGGTGCCGTTGCTTGACCGGAGGATGCAGCATTCTGTAATTGTCTAAAAGCAGGAGTGGGAGTAAACATCCCCCGTAACACACTCATAATAGGATTAGATGAGACTGCGCCACCGGTCTGGAACTTCTGCACGCTAGGTATACCCGCCGACTGATTCAGGGCGTTACGGGCGTTACGCGGCTTGAACATTTTGCGGTTGTATACGCTCATTATTTCTGACCACCCATACCAAGGAAGCTACCCAACCCGCCAAAGATTCCGCCCTCACCAAAGGCGCCAGCTTGCTGAAGTCCAGCCACACCCATGCCCAAACCAGCGATTTGAGACAAGGTGCTAGGTGAAGGAGCCGTGCGACTGGTCAACGTACTGGTTGTGGTCGGTACGCCACGGAAAATGTCAGACATGAAACCAATGCGTTGATATGGTTCAAACTGCCGTTCAAGACTCGTGGCTCGTTGCGCTTCAAGCTCGGCTTGCTGTTGCGCTTGTTCCTGACCGCCAAGCTGTGACAGGATTCCAACGTCTCGTGCTTGTGCCGCTTGTGCCGACTCGCCCATGGCCGCTTGCTGTAGACCCAGCTTGCCAAACAGTTCTGCCCCCTGTTGTGCTCGATCTTGCGCCGACTCAAAGGCTTGTGCACGAAGCTGTGCTGACTGTCTAGCAAAGGCGTCCGCCGTGTTACGCTGTAACTCTTGTTCGGCTATGGCCTGACGGGATCCGCCGAAGGCTCCAGCTTGCACAGCCGCAGAACCGATACGCTGCCGCTCCATGTCTGCTTGACGCTGAAGATCGGCAAGGCTCTGATCAATGACTTGATCTGTAAACGGCGACATGTATTGCTGAAAGGCACCAGGTTGCAGTGCCGCTACGCCTTGACCCAGAGTCGTAGCACCAGCTTGCATCATCGGTTGATAGGCACCCACACCAGAGATGCCAAGCTGGATCGCCTGCTGTTGTGCTGGTGTCAAACCAGCGACTTGATACTCAGGAATGGCAGCGGCTCGATTGGCAAGAGTTGAGGTGCTAGCAAGAAGATCCTTGAGGAAGGTTTCTTGATACTCTGGCAGAACCTGTAACTGTTCGGTGCGGACTGTATCGACCATTACGCCATCCCCTCAAACTTATCCATCATGGCATACATGCGTTTGGCGCCCAAATTGGTGTCGCCATTACCCGCACCCGCGACGGCTTTTCTCGTCATAACAAACTCTTCGTCCGAAAGCCTAGCCTCCTGAACCTTTTTACCATTCTGATATATGCCAGCTTTGATGCTATCTGATGTGCCGGTGCCCGGTCCTTCAATCAAACCACCAGCGTTTAGTGACACAATGCCGCCCAAAGCCATGGCAGTAACTTGTTGCTGACGCTTTTTGATCGCCTCTTCCAGCTCTTCTGCCGTGTCATACGAGATATCGGTTACTGTATCTCTAAAAATTCCCTTAATCGGTGTACCTTTGTAATCTGGACGAGACTCAAGTTCACGAGGGCCATCATCTGTGATGTCCTCGTCACCGACGCCCAACATTCCAAGCAAGCTACTGCCAACAACAACATCACCAACCGAGATGCCAGAGCCAAGGATCCCGCTCTTTGCCGCCTCACTAGCAACGGCTTGTTTGGTTGCCTCTTCGGTTATGGCTTGCTGTGCTGCCGCTTCAGTGGCCGCTTTACCAGCCGCAGACTGTGCGGCGCCTGGACCCACACCCATAGCACCAAGACCGGCAGTTGCGCCGCCGCCGATAATCGCGTTCTTGATTGCGTCTTTGGCATCGCCACCTGCCACAAGCGTGCCGATTCCAGATCCAAGAGCCGAGTTTAGGGCAGCACTACCAGCGGGGCCAAAGTAAGCACCGGCTATCCCGCCTATAACTGGTAGTAATGATTTTAAACTAAGACCCATAATACACCTTTAAGACACTGACACTGTAACAGAACCCAAGGATATTGTCGCTACATTAGTCGGAGCGAACACCTCTCCCGCTCTTACGATCTTTAAGAACCCTGCGTCAGCTATATACATGTCTCCCACATCCAGAGATGTCGCGCTACCCATCTCACCAATTCCTTGGAAGTTCACATCAGCGTCCCTGACCTCATCAATCAAAGTCTCTAATGCCCGTGCCAGTTGATTGATGTACACCGGATCGTATTGATCTGGCGCAATCGGCAGGATCGGGCGCACAACCTTCTTTGTCATCTTCTGCCATCCGGTCTCACATCTATTCTAGGTGCACCAAGACGCCACTTTACCTCTGTCGCAGTATTCTCGACGCGAATTGACATCTGTCTGCCTCGAGCACGCAAGTCAATCTTGTCGGTGTATTGCTCTACTGGCGATGTGGCTGTGCGGACTGCCGAGTCCGAAGGCGACTCTGTGAAATTGTCGCCACCAAAGTCTCTACTACGAATCGTGAACAAGGCCGCTGGATTCGCCGCCGTAGATCCGTTGAAGCTCAAGTCAGGCAAGATACGATTGAGCAACATGAACTGTTGCCCATCGCCAATGTCAAAGTCAGATGACTCAACAAAGGCATTTATGGCTACTCGGCTTCCTGTACTAAAATCATCAAGACCGTTTTCGTGATTATACAGGTAAAAATCTGTGCCAGTAGCCTGTGGAAAACTACGCAGGCCGGACGCTCTGTCATTCCAAGTCGTGCGAACTAGAGTCCCGTAATACCAAACTTGTTGACCGTAATTGTACACCACATAACGGTCAATCTCAGTGGCAGAAGAGGAACAATAAAACCACCAGATCTCAGTCTGACTGCCGATAGATCCAGCATGAAACTTGAACGACTGCTGGTTATTCATGTCGTTGAAAACATAATCTCGCACGCTACACGGTATGGCCTGCGTGCGTCCGTCATAAAGATAGAAGTTCTCTTGCCCCATCCAGAAGACAACATCATTCACGGCAATGGCTGTGTTAGGACCAGCGATACGGATGTTGTCTGCAAGCATGGACACGCCAAAAGTAAACGGTGGTCCTAAAAACTGCATTGAGTATAGCGACTGATCGGTAAACACCAGTATCTGACGGCTAGTCTGCACTGCCGTGATGATCTCACTGCCCTTCGACAAGCGAAGATCACCAGCCGTGTTGGTTGCCGTGGGTGTGAAGTCAGTCAGGGATTCTTGACTACCAAAACGTATGAGTAATGGGTCTTGTGTGTCAGTGCCAATTATGTTGGCGCCAAAAGCAATGATGTGACGGTCAACATCCGAGACCAAAACCTTACGAGCAATGGTTGGTGTGTCGCTGGCGCCGGTCAATGACGACAGTTCTACGGCTCGAGTGCTTGTGCCGCCGGTAGCGTCCCAATAGTAGATTGACCCGTTCATGACATTGAAGATGAGATCTTCGCCAAAATTATCTGCCGCCCATAATCGTAATGTTATGCCTGATAACGCTCCAGATGCGGAACCCCACTCAAAGCGACCCCATGTGCCTGCGCCCCAACCGGTGCCAAGAACCGTGGTTGTAATACCAATGTTGATTTGAAATGCGGCAGTGCCAGATGACCCACCACCAGCGGTGCTACCAGAAGAAGCAGATCCTGCGGTGGTAATCGTAAACGTCGTGTCACTAGGCACGGCAGTAATCTTGTGCTCTGTGTTTAGTTGCGCGGCGGTAATGCCGTCAGTGGCTGTGAGACTCGCAAGCGTGACAAAGTCGCCGGTGATCGCGCCATGTGCAGCTTGTGTGGTAACGGTGACCACGCCGCTACCAGCGCCGCCCGTGGTGGTGATCGGGTTTGTCCCAAGCGTGACGGTAGATCGAATCGGAGTGATGTCGTTAAACGTACCGGAATCTTCAAGAAAGACCTTTTGCTCTGTGCCTATGAACAGCAAATTGGCAGAGGCCAAAGTAACAAAATCAAATATCTTACGAGCTATGCCGGTGAACTTGTTATTGGATACACGAACCCAACCGCCTATGCGCTCAACATAGCCGTTACGATAACGAATCTTGTCACCGTTAAACCAGCCACCTTCATTAGAGTAGTTTGTGCCCTCTCTGTTGATGCCTGGTCTGAATTGCAGTTTGCTTAGTGGCATTCATCAATCCGCATCTTTTATAGTTAACTCGCCAGCATCTACTTGGCGCATGATTTCTGCGTAGTGTGTGTTTGCTGAGTCAAGAGGCACAGACCAAACGACGCCATCAATCGTGGCTTTGATGCTTTGGTTTTGTCCATCTTTTGCATAATACTTTGCTGATGTAATATCCATATTTACAACTCCGCATCAAAAATGTAGCCGCCGTCACCTAAGTCAAGGACTCCGGGGTTGTTTTGCGAACCGCCAGATGCTGTGGTTGCATCAAAACTCCCGCACAGAGTATTTGCACCCGAAGTATTAATGCTTGATACGTTCTGTGCAGCAGCACCCGTCTCAAAACGAGGGGTTCCAGTAACACTTTGAGATGGTGTGGCTCTCATTGGTGTATTAAAGGGAAGAATACATCTTGCATTAGTAGCACTAGTTTTTGTGCCGAACCCCACACGGCCATTGGTTACACCCGTAAATCTTTGATGGTAGCGTTGACACCTAATAAACTCATCGCCAAACGACCGATGCTCGAACGGCGTGGCCTGTTCGCCAAGTTCCATCTGCACTCCTGTCAGGAAAAACGTGCGGCTAGTGCTGTCAAAGAAAGAAGTAGTGCCGCTACCTACTTGCTCGTTATTTACAGTAGCATCCCACGTTGTCTGTAATGTGCCGCCGGTATAAGTCGAGCCAGCATGTAAATAAAAACGAAGCGACAGGCTTTCGGCATTGTCATCATCTAGTGGACTGCCGCCTGTATCACCGGGAAACGTAACAGACACTCTATTCCAGTCTGTCGTCACAGAAAACTGTGCGCCAATCTGACGACTGTTGTCACTGTCGAAGATACCCACCACATATGTGGCTGCTGCATTTCCTTTCACATAAAAAGACACGGTGATTGCCTGTGCATCGCTGGTGCCTTTTTTCATACGTTGGAGGTTTTGTCCCTCTAGCCTTTGTTCAATGAAAAGCCTTTCACTGGCCGCAATAGATGTGTCTGCTGTGGTGCAAGCCAGCTTTAAGGAATTAGGGATGTCGCTTGGGCCATTAGATTCCTGTGTGACAGTAAACCTGCCAGCAGAGTTGCCGTTGGTATTTAGATGAAAGCGGTCAACAAGAAATAAGTCAGATGCACCCTGACCAGTGCTGCTTGTGCCTCGCTGTGCCACCTGCATCGCACCGTTGATAATCAAGTTCCTGTCTGACAACGCCGACTGCGAACCAATCAGTGCGGCGAGTTCTGCTGCCTTACTCATGCGAGGTCTCCGTGAAATGCGCTGCTAACGTAAGGCAAGTCTGTTTGCGTAGCGTTGGAAGCACGATATGTGTAATACCTATAAGAACCAGGCGCTACAGAACCACTAACTGTGACAGCTACATAGTCGTTAGCTGTGCCGGGATTATCACTGGCAGTGAGTAAGCAACTATAAAGGGCATTATTAAATGCGTTAGTAAAATTGATATCGTGATTTCCTGTTCCGTTGTCGTCGAAACTAGAAACTCCAAAGCTGTCTTTTTCTGCACCAGCATTTATAGATGCCCACGCCTTCGCCGTGCCACCAAACACAATTGACGTAGCCACGCTGTTGTTCCCGCTAGCATCCTTCAGGGTGTTTACTCTCAGTTCACTAGCCATTATGCGAGGTCTCCCATGATGTGAATTTGCATCTCAGCCATGTCGTCAGCAGAAACACCATCCCTAAAACCACGAAGATTTTGTGAACCAGCAGCCCTTGCTCTCAAACCAAGACTGCGATTACCCCCACTGTCATCTTCTTCTCCGGCTGCACCTGCGGTTGAGTAATCATCGTTATTAAAGTCATTAGTAATAGTGACCGTATAAAGACCCGTGCCACCGTCTGTTATTGATGCAACATTGAATGAGTCACGAGTTGCTATTGTGCCTGTGCCATTAAAGTTAATCCACACCTTACACAACCCCTGCTGCAAATTCGTTGTGGTCGAGTTGCCCTCGCCGGTAACTGCAATAGACCCAGCCGTGGCTACCCCTGTGATTGTATCTACTTTGAGTATGCTTGCCATTATGCGAGGTCTCCCATTACCATAGACCCAGCAATAGGCACATCAGCATCGCCGGTAGTTGCAACATTGATGTAAGCTATTATGTGGCTAGTTGTTAAAACTGTTGAATCACCGTCAGATGAGTCAATGCCGTTTGCAGCACCACTATTGCTTGTGCCTCTTTGCATTCGTCCCATCACAGCACAGCAATAATCGTTATTTGACATAGCGTTTGTATGATTGATTGTGTAAGTGCCAGTATTTGTGTCTCCAATGCTTGATACGTTAAAGCTGTCCCGAGCAGTAATGCCGCTAGTGGTGCCGTCAAAGTTAGACCATATCTTTGCCGCCTGTTGCTTCGTCAGCGCAACCGGCCCCGTGCCTGCCTTATCAGCAATCGTATCTACATTCAACACGCTAGTCATACGATGCTCCAATATCCGTTAACAGTGACGGTGGCACTCTGTGTAATCGGCCCTGCCGACACACCGTTCTCATCGCTGTCAATCGTAATGTCTGCGCTGATGGTCTGACCGTTCAGACGGATAATAGAGTTGTTGCCCTTGAAGGGGTAACGAGTGTCGGAGTCCGTCTTGGTGTAGCTGTTAGCCACGGTAAAGACATCGTAGACCACCATCTCAACGATGTCGTTGAGCGAGGCTCCTGTAACCAGCACCACGGTTGTGCCTGTCGTAGCCGTATAATCGGTTCCCGGAACCAACAGAACGCCGTTTTGATATACGTCCATGTACAAGCTGTCGTTATAGGTAAGCGTCAGAGAATTAGCGTCAGATCCGCTGAAGCTGGTTTGACCAGCCGTAGCTTGATACTGGAAGCGGTTGCGAACACCGAACTCTGGGGATTTACCTATGTATGGCATTATGCGAGGTCTCCGTGTAATACCCTACCAGCATAAGAAGGGTCTTCTAATGCAGTATTTGCATAAGCATTTACATATTCTGCGGCAGCGGTGGTTGGCACAGTCTGGGTGTAAGACTGACTTAAACATTCTTGACTATTGCCACCTTCTCCCGCCATTCCGCTATGACAATAATTAATATTGTTCATAAGTGATGTTATTGTAAAAGTCATGGTTCCAGTCCCACCATCTGTGAAACTGGAGTGGTTGAAGGAATCACGCACAACATTACTAGATTTCTGTTGAAAATTTATCCATGCTTTTCCCAGCCCCTGCTGCAAAGATGTCGTGGCACTACCTTCACCAGTAACAGTGTTACCAGCACCAATACCTGCGCCTATTACTTGAGTCAGTGCCACGACTTATCTCCCTATGCGTATGGGCTGTCGCCAAGTACGCTTGTATCCCAAGCTGCCTTGAGCTTGGTAATCGTGTCTGCGCTACCGATTGCAGAAGCAGCAGGTGCATCACGCAGTGCCTTTTTCTTGGCTACAGACGCAGCCTGTGCTGTGCTATCAGCGGCTTCCAAAGCCTTCATGTACACAACGTCCTCTGCTGCAAGCAGTGGTGTGCGTACTTCACGGATCTTGTCCTTGAAGATTACTTTGGCTGCTGTCATGTCCTCGGAAATGACTGTGCCAGAAAGCGACCACGCACCACGAAAGTGACGGTCTGATGGAACGGTAGCGGTTGACGCATCAATCTGGTTACCGTCCTTGTCTACGATATATGTTGTTGCCATCAGGTTTCTCCTATGCGGCTACAGTTTCATCAGTGGCTAGGTCTTCACTTATCTTCCAAGCATTGCGCCACTCACGAGTCGCCGGAAGTTGTTCCTTGCGGCATATTACCATCTTTGGCTTATTTCCGCTATTGTAGTCGAGCCACACAGACTGTGGCACATCCTTCATTATAAGATATTCAATGGCTTGCTCTTCGGTCATCGCCTCGACAGGTTTGGTGTTGTGGAGCAAATAACCACGAGTGTGCTTGGTAAAGCCCTCTTCGGCTTCGTCCTTTGCCAACTCCCAGTATACTTCTACGGGTGGCAGGATACCGCCCTGCAATGCACACGCCATCCAATTAGGGTCAGGCACCAGTATCTTAGCGCACTCGTCCACGCTGTCCTCGTACACGACACGGTAGTCTGACTGCACACCATCAAGGTTTTCTTTGGCCCAGCAAAGCCTGTCCCATAGATGTGTGCCTTGAAACTCAGGGGTCACTGTCATGCGAGGTCTCCGTGTATGTCACCATAAACTGCGTTATCGTCAGCAAGCTGTGCGCTGCCGTCTAAAGTTCTTTGTCTATAGGCAGAAGTGGCTTGGTTCGTATCAACTACCTGAAGAGACAAAGAGCCATCTGAGTTCTGGCCTTTTATGGAATAATTAGCATTACCCATTGCTCCGGTGAATGTGACTGTTGTTGTTCCAGTTGTTTCGTCTGTGATGCTTGCAACATTGAAGCTGTCAGAAATAGCTATTGTTCCAGTTCCGTTATATTTAATCCAACTTTTCGCACTGCCCTCAACAACAAAATTCGTAGCCAGCGAACCCGCAGTCGAGTGCGTCAGGGTATCTGCTTTGAGTGTTCCGAAGCTAGTCATTATGCGAGGTCTCCGTGGACTGAACTTCCAGTATTAGCATCTGTTCCTGTATTGCTTGTATTCTTAATTCTTATGT